ATCCATTGACTACATTAGAGTGTAATACCGCAGGGTCGGTATCAGAATTATGTTGACCACCTACAGTACCAGTCGAAGCATGTCCTTTAAAGTAACCTTTTCTGATTATCCAATCATTTCCATTAACACTTGAACCTTGTGCACTTGTGGCTATATAATGTTGACTACTTAAAGAATTAGCTCCTGTAACATTTACATATGTTGTTCCATCTGATGCGAACCCTACAATACCTGCGTAAACAGTACCACTACCAGCTTCATGTTTATATCTGAATTCAATTTCATATAATGAGTTTTCATTAAATGGTATCAATTTATTTCCTGTTAGATAAACATAATCATTACCAGAGCTATTACCTAATCTTAAAACTTTACCTGAGTATCCACCAACGTTTGAAGGTGTATTTACTGTTACTACTTCACCAGCGCCACTTTTATAATAACCTACACCACTTCCATCAACTTGAGGACTATTAGCAGGAATTACAGCTGCACCATTTGTATATGATGCGAAGTTATCGTAGTATACTGTTGCTCCATTTGAATTTCTACCTTCAAATTCAACATCACCACTAATCCTAATGTTTCCATCTGAACCACTTATAAATTGTGTACCAACATTACCTAAGAAAAATTTATCTACTTCAACTTGAGCTTTTGAACCACTAATTAATAATGATTTAGCTGAATTGTTCCATGCGAAGTATCCACCAGTTGAATCGGTTGCTCCACTACTATTTCCACCTAAGTAGAAATTACCATCCTTATCTAAGAATGATGTGAAATCAGATAATGCTGCAGTTACACCATTACCAATTGCTCCGTGATATCCAAATACATCTGAGTTCATTAATAAACCTGCTGCTAACGTACCTTGTACTGCACTTAAATTTGCATCTAAGAATGAAAAGTCTTGGTTATTAGCACCAGCTGGACCTGCTTTAGATTTACCGATTGAATAAGTTTTTTCAAGTGTAACTGAACCCGATGTTGCTCTAATATCTGTTGAACCACTATCAGGTGTTAATCCACTAACAGTTAAAACGTTTGTAGATAATGCCGCAGTTAATCCAGTTGTTGTATTTACTAATGTATAAGTGTATGCTGATGTTTTATCAGTAATACCTTCGAATACTGCCATTGAAGTACCACTACCAGCAAATGATGAAACATTTCCATCGGCATCGGCAGGTACTACATCAGCTTCAGATGTTAAAAATGCCGTTACTGCATCTGAACCGGCAGCACCATCTGCGCCAGGTTGAACTGCTACGATTGTAACAGTATCAAATGCTAATTCTGTTGAGGAAGCTGCTTGTTCTGATACACCAACTCTAATTGTTTTAGGAGTTGAGAAATATGATGCTGGTACTGAAAAAGTAAATGTATCTTGATTAGCTGAAGAACCATTTGTGTATGAACCTTCATCAACTATACCATCACCTGTAAACTTAAAGTATCCATCTGTAAAGTTTTGTGAATCAGCCGTTAAAGTAATTGTACTGCTCGGTGAAGGAGAACTACCAGCAGCATTATATGTAATAACATTAGTTGCTGCAGTTAATGCTACAGTTTTAGAATCTGAACCTTGTGCTCCTTGTGCTCCTTCTTTAGATTTACTAAATGTATATGTTTTAGTAAATGCAGTATTATCTGCATTATCAGTAATTGTAATCGTTGCTGTACCAGTATCATTAGCTACTGCTGTTGGTGTAAACAATCGTTGGTTATTTGATGTACCATTTGATAATGTAATGCCTGATGTTGATTTTGAGGTTCTATATGTATTAGCACCATAAGGTGATGTATTATCTAATGTTAATTGTTGAGTTCCTTTGAATACTCTAACCTCAGCTGCACCTGCTGCTAAATCATTACTATCTACATCACCATTTGCTGCTGCAGGGAATGTATGAGATTCGTTTGTTAAGAATACAGTATATGCATCTGCTCCAGCAAGCCCACCCTCTACTTTGAATATTGTAATTGTATCAGATTGAGAATCTTTTGATGCTGCTATCGTAATAGGTAAATCAGTTTTTGCTACAACTTTTCCAGCGGCAGCACTTGCTCCGTGGTCATACGTTAAATCAAAACTATCACTACTTAACGTTGGTGTTGTGATTGTACCACCACCCGCTTTAGTGATTGTGATATCAGATGCCGCAATCGCACCACCACTTAGATTTTGTGCATTTACAGATATGGTTATAGGTGATGGAGTTGCAGAAGTATCAGTTGAATCATCAAATGCGAATGTTTGGGAAGTTGCACTTAAAGCTAATAATTTTGCGTTATCACCAGGCGTTCCATCTGTACCTGCTTTGGATTTTGCTATAGTTTGAGTTTTAGTAAAACTGAAATTAGTACCATCTGCGGTTTTACCACTAATTGGATATGAAATAGTTACGGAATCGGTACTATTATTCATAGATGAGTGATTTCCAACTACTGCGTAATTACCACCATCTGTTATAGAACCAACAGTTATTTTTCCTGCAGGTGATACAGTTGGTGTACCAACTTTCCAATGGGCCGCAGTTGTTCCACTTCCATCGTAATCTAATTCCGTAGAACCTTCATAAACATATATTTCAGTTCCACTATTTGTATAAGATGATACAACCCCAGCTGAAGATGCTGGTACTATATGTGCTTCGTTGGTTAATAAATATTGTAATGCAGATACACCATTTGCTCCACCTTCTACTTTAATAATCTGTGTAGTATCAGTTACACTATCTTTAGTTACCGATACTGATAATGGTAAATCTGATTTTGATAAAGATGAGAATGGAAGTGTAAATGTTCGTGTACCTGTTCCATTTGTAATTGTACCACTAACTGTTGGTGTGTTGATTGTACCACTACTACCTAATTTAGTAATTGTAATATCAGTTCCTGCAATAGCTCCACTAAGATTTTGTTGATTTATTGAGAAAACTGCTGATGTTGGTGTTGCTGAAGTATCTGTTGAATCATCAAATGCGAATGTTTGAGTATCTGATGTTAATGTTATTGTTTTAGCGTTTTCACCAGGCGTTCCATCAGAACCTTGTTGTGCTGCTGAAACTGTCATTGTTTTACTTAATACAGTAGAACCTGATGTTGCTGTGATTACAACCGAACCACTATATGGAGTTGTTGCATTTGTAATGGTTACAGTATCACCACTTGTAGTTGTTGTGATATGAGATGAAACAGAACCAGTATTTATAGTATAAGTATTTGTAACATCAGATGTTCCTTGGAATACTACAATATCTGTATCTGCTCCTGCGTATGAAATAACCGAACCACCACCAGCTGCTATTGGTAAGGTATGTGAATCATTAGTTAATAATGCCGTTACTGCTGATGTTCCATCTTCACCACTTGCTCCACCTTCAATCTTAAATATTGTTACCGAATCCGATAAACTATCCTTAGTTGCTGTAATCGTTATTGGTAACTTAGTTTTATCACCTGCTACACCACCAGCGTTATTTGCCGATGCGAATGTAATAGAACCACTAACTATACCTGTTCCGTTTGATACATCATTGTTATCAAATCCAAATCCAGTTAACTCAGTATTATCACTATCTCTCACATCAATATCAGAACTACCAATTTTTAAGAATCCACCCGAACCACTTAAATTTTGTTGTTGGAAACTAAACTCAATTGATAATGGGTCTGCTGAAGTATCACTAGCACTTAGGAAAGTGAATACAGGAGAACTTAAACTACCAATTAATAATTTTGCTGAAGTTCCATCCGAACCATCCGAACCTTGTCGTGCTTTTGTTAACGACATTGTTTTCGTTATACTAGCACTACCACTTGTAGCAGTTATATCAACAGAACCACTATCGTGTCCTAATGCTGATATCGTTAATACATTTTTAGTTGCTCCAGTACCTAATGTGGAAGTAACCCCTGTCCCATTTGTTCTAGCGTATGAATAATTTGCCGTTACATCTGTAACTCCTTCAAATACACTCATAGTTGATGTACCACCAACAAACGATGCTATAGCTCCAGTTGAATCTGCAGGGAAGGTGTGAGATTCATTCGATAAGAATCCATTGATAGCATCCGTACCATCTTCACCACTTGTTCCACCCTCAACCTTAAATATTTTTAAACTATCTTCTAATCCATCTTGAGTAATTGTAATCTCTAATGGTAATTTAGCTTTATCACCACTAACAGTTCCACTAAATGTAATAGAACCACTAACCAATCCAGTATTGTTAGTTAATGATGAAGGTGCTAATGTAGGATTTGTTAATGGGTTACCACCTGCATCTTTGATTACTAAATCATTTGTATCA